TTTCGCTTGGGCGTACAAGGGTGCGGTATCTATCAAATACTGAATTGCTTTGCTTGGGTCTATCTGGCTCTCCATGAATCAATCTCCAATGTTTCTCTGCCAATCTGCGGATACCTTCTGACAAGCTACCATTCCCTGCCAAGGTCAATGCTTGCTCATGGATAGGAGCTACCCTTGCTCGGATAGTCCTTCCTTGTTCGCTGATCTTTTTCCTACCAGCACCTTTTCTTGAGCCGCCACGTTGTTTCATGGCTTGAATTATATGCTACAGAATCAAATCTTGATAGCTTGCAGCACAAACTGGATTGTTTCTCCATCGTCCTCTTGGAAGACAACTCTAAAGTCAGCGTGGTAAATATTCCTAAAGTCTGACATCGGAGTTTTGCCAACTTGTTTCCTGTACTCTTCCTGGGATAAGAACACCAACTGCTCTAGTTGCATGATTCTTGTATGGCTTGGATCACCCCATGCCCAGACTGAGTTTCTTGATGGACAAGTCGCAAGGAAATGACCATTTGGTTTGAGAAGTCGCCAGAACTCTGAGAACTGAGCAAAGAATAGTTTGTAGTCACCCTGTTGTCCAAGATGCTCTAGCACCTCGTAAGCATGGATTTCGTCAAACTCTTTGTCTTTAAATGGCAATGGAAGCTTCATTAAATCCCACACAACATCAGGTCTGTGGGTAGCGTTGTAGTCCAAAGTAGTCAGGTTATCCCAACCTTTGGTTCCATCTGTTGCTAGTCTTTTTGAGTGGTTAGATCCACAACCGATTAAAAGTTCTGTTTTCATTTTCTAGAAGGACAATTACGTCCTTGGTTGCAGTTTCCATTACAAGGTGGGCAGGTTTTTTCAGTCATACGTCCTCTGTTTTGTAGTTAAGTTTGTGATACTGAAACCGCATGGCAGCCTCGCACTCCATCTCTTTGAACTGTTCATCAGAGAAAACTCCAATGATGTTACGTCCTTCAAACCAGACTTCTTTGATGGACTCGTTGTATGTTGAATCTTCGTCTGATTCATACTCATAAACTACTGTAACAATCACGCTTCCTGCTCCAACAGTGGTATCAAATTCCCAAGTGCTTTCCATAATTAACTCCTGTTTAAAAGCTTAACTTTATCTATTTTTTTAAAGATTTATATAGGGACTTACCCTAAGTCTTCCTTGACCATTACCTCTACTGCGGGGGTTTCTGCATAGACTTTTGTAATGTGTAGGTTTACAACTTGTTTGTCATCCAGATAAACAATGTCGTTCATCCCGTCTAGGAAGCACTTGGCTATGTTGTCGATATCTGGCTTCTTTGTTGGCTTGAGTATTCCTTCCAAGGCATCTTTACGCTTCTGTTTTGAGAATGATGCTGGTATTCCAACTCTGATGTAGATTGCTACTGTTACAGGGCTATCTAGTGGCTCTGAGCTACCCATTGCAGCTCTAGCCATCATCCTGATTTCATCTTCATAAGTCTTGGTCTTCTGTGGGGTGTATGTAGATACAAAGTTTCCACGTTTAGCAAACCTTGGTCTTCCCTTTCCTACTGGCTCCCCGTAGACGATAAACATTGTCATAAAGGTCATTTCAAGAGTTCCCATGCTGTGGCTGCACAAAAGGCCACCTGACCATTGCCAGCGGCTTTAAGTCTGTCCACCCGATGGGCCACCCCATCAACCATTCGTAAAGGTTCGGGTTGATTGAATGTGGAATATGAGTCCCATTTTTGATTGCATTTTTGTAAGCCCCAGAACCCCCGCAGTTTCCTCCTCCGCTTGGTGTTGTTGGAGTAGGCCACAATCCATATTCTGTCTCGTTTATGTTTTGCTCCAACAAGGTCTGCTCCCAGCACTCCCCAGTTCGCATCGAACCCCATCTTGGCAAGATCGCACAATACTCTGTCGAGTCCTCGAATAGTGAGCATTGGGGAGTTCTCAATGAATGCGTATCTGGGTCGTACTTCGCAAATGACCCGTGCCATTTCTCGCCATAATCCTGATCGCTCTCCATCAAGTCCTTTTCCTTTTCCTGCTGCTGACAAATCTTGGCAAGGGAATCCACCTGAGATAACATCAATTTTTCCTCTCCAGGGATTCCCATCGAATGTGCAGATGTCATCCCAGATAGGGAATCTAGGTAAGAGTCCATCAGCTTGCCGTTGCAATAAAACTCTGCGTGGGTAATCTTCGATTTCAACGGCACACACAGTTCTCCACCCGAGCAAATGTCCTGCAAGGATTCCTCCCCCCCCCCCCGCAAATAATGCCAACTCATTCAATTTGTCCTTCTTTCATTCTTGACATATAGGTCCTGACTCGATCTCTTGCTCCAGATCCGTAGATCTTTTCGCAACGCTCAAGCCTGGCACGCACAAAATCGTTATCTCTGTTTGATTGCCAAGTTCGGTATATTTCCCTTGCCTCGGCTTGCTCCAGAACAACTCTGTCTCCTGCATTGGATATGTTCTTTCTGCTATATGCCATAGGTACATACCCTATAAGTCACCAGTAAGCTCCAGTGCTTGATTTATTAAACGTACGGGATAAGGTACGCCTTCCTTAACTCTGTCTAGCAGTCTCATGGCTTCATAGTAGTTCATGCACTTTTCCTTATTTGAGCCATCTTAGCCAACACTTCTAGCGGAATAGGTGCGGCTTTTTTTGCGTCTTCTGCAATCTTTAGCAAAGCAGGGTCAGGCTCATTACTTCTCGCAACAGTGAGCCTCCCAATATCATAGGGATTTGGTTTAACAGCTTTGGTGTTGCGTATCCAGTTTCTCCATGTTGCATCCCAATCCAACTTGACACCTTTTTGACCCGCTTGGGCAACCCAATAATCTTTGAACTGTTCAGCAACCTGCCGAACATCTAGGTCTGGTCTTTCTTGAGTAGCCCAATCTCCCATTGATTTACTAAGAAACCAATCTTGTGCGAGGCGTGAGCCACGCTTGTTCTCTTTAATTGGTTTATGGTTAGTGGTTAGTGGTTCTTGGTTAGGGTTATTTTGGCTTTCATCTGGCAACCCAGAAATAACCACTTGGGTTTTCTTTGGCCTACCACCTAGCTTGCCATTGTTCTTGTTTTTCTCTACCTGTTCAGCGTAGTCTTTAATTTCTACTTCAATGCGCTTGTGTGTGTATCCTGTTTTGCCTAAAACAAAGAAATCTGACAGAACATTTCGAAGAAAATTAACCTCATCAGAACCCAAACGTAACCGCCTGATAACCACTTGGGTTTCCTCTGGAATAGGTTGTTCATCAAGGTAATACCAATCAATCAACTGGCGATAGATGCCATGTTCAATGGTTGATAAATGACCAGTATCTTTACGATAATCCGCAATGTTAAATTTGTAATAGTGCATGGCACTTCTCCGCAAATCTCCCAGAAAGAAACTGCGGCAGGAGGGGAGTTCTCTTTTCAGTACGCTCATGACTTCGTACTTAGCCGTGTTTCAAAACATTGTATCAAATATATTGATTATTTGTAATTTCATTTGTTGGTTGTCTGCCAAGCAATCTAACAGCTTGGGCATTCATTACAGCATACTCAGCCTTTGTAAAAATACCAACGGCATTCCTGATATCAAAGGGATTGAACTTGTTGTAAGGCTCATCATTGGCGGCTTTTGTGGCCTCAATCATGTGTGGCTCTAAGGTGTACTGAGAAACCCAAGAACGTCCCATCTTAACTTTTTTAATTATGATTTTCTTCTTGTAGCGCATCTTGGTGCAACAAGCTGCAATGGACAATCTTGGTATGCCAGTTAAGTCCTCTAATTGGTAGGATGTAAGTGGTCCATTTTGTAATGCTCTGATAACTGCTTCTTGTGTCATTTGTAAAGGTTCTCTAGGTTGATTGTTCGGTTTAGATGGAGTTCTAGCGTTCTGGCAAGCAAAGCTGTTACAGCCGCATCAAAGTCCTCTGGTTCGGTTGTATAAGCATCTGCCATTGTTTGAGAGTACCCAAGCAAGGCTTCAGCGCATCTTTTTTCAAGTATTTCAGTTTTCATGCTCAGAATATTACTGTTGTTTTTATGATTGTCTATTAGGGTTTATCCTAGTATAAAAAGATAAAAAGATGTGGCACATTATGGATGTGGGCAACAAAAACCCACATTTTAATAAACTTATAGGAGTGAATATGAAGACATTGTTTGAACAGTACAGAGATCAATTTGCAGACATCCCTTACTGCTGTTATTGCCTAGAGCCACAGGGCGAGAAATGGCATTGCTGCCAAGAAAACCACTTTATCGAGTTTAAAGACTTAGATATTGAGGATCAAAAATTTATCATTGATTCAGAGTTAGACGAAAATACTTAAGGGAAAATCATGGGTGTACATAAAAAGTTAATGGAAGCAAGGATTGCCTTGCAAGCGGCTCCACTTAAAAAGTCAGGCCACAACAAGTTTGCAGGGTATCAATACTTTGAACTTGGAGACTTTCTGCCAACAATCAATCAAATCTTTTACAAGGTTGGTTTGTGCGGTGTAGTGTCATTTGACAAAGAGCTGGCTACTCTGTGTATCACAGATGTAGAAGATGGCACTCAGATTGTTCTGACAAGCCCTATGGCAGATGCCAATTTAAAAGGTTGCCATCCTATCCAGAACCTTGGTGCTGTAGAGACATACACCAGGCGTTACCTCTGGGTGTCTGCTATGGAAATAGTTGAGCATGATGCGCTTGACTCTTCACCTCCCGTAAAGGAAGAAAAGCAAGCTCCTATCATTACGCCAACACAAGGTGCAATGGATAGCATCCCAGAAGATGAACAGAATTATCTCAGAGAGTTAGCAATGGAGTTGATTGCTATCTGCGAGAATGAAGAACCTAAGACAGCTTGGGTAAAGTTGGAGGCAGAGAACTTAGATAGCGAACAAAAAGTCGCTCTATGGACTTTGCTTCCTAGTAAAGTAAGAAGTGCATTAAAGAATGCGAAAGGTTAATATGGAAAAGCGTGATAACTCAGGTGTTTTGTTTAAGAACGATAAAAAAGAATCAGAGAAACACCCTGATTACAAAGGAAACATTACTGTAAATGGTCAGGATTTCTGGCTATCTGCATGGATTAAAGAAGGTAAGGGCGGTAAGTTCATGGGACTAGCCCTCTCACCTAAAGAAGACAGTCAACCAAAACAAGCCCCCAAAAAAGCAAGTTTTGATGACATGGATATGCCCTTCTGAGTTAATATTAAACCCGAGGGGAGAGCTGTGCAAAGGATTTTCCTAGCTTGCAGACGAGCAGTTTTCCCCTCACCCAATAGGAGTCAATAATGAGAGATCTTTTTAACAACATGAAAGAATCGATGGAAAGATTCTTTGGTACTGAGCCATTTAAGTTGGTCAGAAACCAAGACCCTACAACGAGCCATCAAGCTGCTCAGTTGGTAGACAGCACCAAGCTAGAAAGAATGGTCTACGAGGCCATTAAAGGCTTCCCAGACGGGTGTATCTCAGATGAGATACTAGCCATGTATCCAAACTACCCATATTCCTCAATTACGGCAAGGTATCGTGCTTTGTTGGACAAGGGATTGATAGAAGTATCAGGCGTCAAACGTGGCAGGTTTGGCAGAAATCAACGAATTATGAAGGCCAAGTAATGCTAGAAAAACCACCGCATTCAAAGATTAGCTATCCATCTACTCCAACAAAAGACTTTAAGTGGTCTTCTGGATCTGATGTGCAGGCTGTTTGGAGAAAACATGGATGGAACCCACCAAGCGAAAAAATGCTGCCACCACCACCCGAGAAAGTAATGGAATTAAGGAGAGTAAGATGAGTTATGCTGATATTGAAATAAAGATAATCCAGTGGGCAGAAGCTCGAAAGATTATTCCTAATAGCAACCCAGAGTCTCAGTTACTAAAAGCAGTTTCTGAGATAGGAGAACTAGCAGATGCCACCATCAAAAAGGACAAAGAAGCTATTGTGGATTCTGTTGGTGATGTCATGGTCTGTCTTATTAACTACTGCGCTCTTCAAGACATCAATCTGGTAGACTGTATGGAAGTTGCGTACGATCAGATTAAGAATCGGAAGGGCATACTATTGCCCAACGGAGTGTTCCAGAAGACACTTGAATGACATAAACTTAGCCTAGTATTTCATTGCAACAATCGGTTGCGTAAGGAGAACACCATGAAATTTGAAATGGATTTTGGCTTTATTGGTAATGAGAAGATTACAGTTGAAACCTTTGACTTCGAGAAGATTCAAATCATTCAAGAATTTATCCAGTTCCAAGAGGAAAATGGATGGGAAGTTGAATATGAAGCTATTGACGAACTTGAAGATGGATTTGAAGAAACTGAAGAAGAAGAAGTGCCGCCCTTTGCTTTAAGCACTCACGAACCTTTGTAACTTATAAGCTACTTTGCCAACAGATAAAGCCCCACATTGCTAAAGGCGTACCCTGCGTACACAATAGCCATGTGTGGGTTATCTTTCCAAAGCTGTTCACCAGCAATGTAGGCGTAGATACCACCAGTAACAATGATGAGCCAAGCACTCAAAATGCACCTACATCAATTACTTCGCCTCTAAATTGAATCATATCCTCATCAAATTTATGGACGAGTTCAGGCCATAAAAGCTGACCATTGAAGAAGTTTAACACTGCAAAGCCCGATCTGTGGTTTGAAGGGTTTAGTTCAGCATAGGTAAATTGTGGGCCGTCAGTCTCAGCCAAAGTTCCCGTATCTACCCCGTATCTACATCCGTTGTAGTCAGTAAATGGCGTAACCTTTAAAGAGTGTAAATGTCCAGTAATGATTGAAACACCAGCGTTGACAGTATTGTTGTGAGTAGCGTGAATACCACCTTTATATCGGTGCTTAATAATACATTGCTCGGTAGGCCATACTGCCCAACAGAAGTCCCAATCTGGGATATGGTCTGTCAACTTAAAGCCTTGAACTTCTTTAAATTGTGGTGCTTGTTGCGCTAAACGATTACCAAATCTAACGTCATGGTTTCCCCATGTAAAGAGGAGCTTTACATTGTGTCGGGCAGCTTTAGCTATTTCTTCAATCTCACCCAACGCACCTTGCGTAGCTTTTAGCTCCTGAATAACAGAAGTTTGAGGAAGTTCAGTGACATCATGCCGTGATATAGACGCTCCATCAAAGGCATCCCCGTTACATATTATCGCCTTGGGTTTAAACTGCTGTATAGCCCATAGAAGCCCTTTAAAGGCTGTTGTTCGTTGACCAGGTATGAAGTGGGCATCAGAGAAGACAATCACAGTCCCGTCTAGTATGCCAAGTTCTATCTGTTTAAGTGGACTAAATGACTTGGGTTTGTTTTTATCGTATTTAACACCACGATGGTCACTTGCATGAAGTGCCATGTTGTATTCTTTTTCTATCCATCTTCTACGCAGATGAACCGCCCTGTTTGCAATACCAAGATGGTCAGCTACTTTTTGAGCAGATTGAAGTTGACCCCATAGTTTGATGAACTCGGTATCAGTACACGTTTCGTTAGCACTTCCCATTGGAATCCCTTGAAAGTAACTTTTCTAAAAGATTGATGACTCTATGCTCTTGCATTTCCACTTCATCTTGGGATGATTTCGGATCTTGCGCTACAGTCATTAAATCGTGGAGAAACACATGAAGTAACTCATGCAGGGCAGTCTGATCCAAAGACTCTGGCGTGATCTTCTCAGCACCAAAATCACCTAATCTGTAAGTAGCCAACCTAGCAGAAGCATTGAACTCTACAGAAGCCATAGCAGCCTTTGCCGCCTTGCTCCCCTTCTCTATTCTCCAATCACCAAGACTCAACACTTGTTGCCACTTTCTGACACTTTGTGCAAACAGTTGTGATTGTTCTGGCGTAGGAATGTTAGGCATTTCAACACCTTATAGCAGAATTGTTACAGTTTAGTTTAAGAAGTCAGGACTTGTAAAGCTTCATTTATGTGTTTGATGCGGTCATCAAGCCCAATAAAGCCACCATTGATCTTCTTAGTCATGGTTTTATAGTCTCTAACATCGGCAAATTCATTAAGCCTATGCGTGTTCCAAAACCACCCTGCTGTAAGGGCGGCATACTGTGGAGTAGCAACTAAATCAGGCTCCATGATTAAGTCAACACCTAGTGCTTGACCTGCATGGTGGTAGTTTGCCGATCCAGTGAGTTGTATACATCCTCTTCCTCGGAAACGATACCCATCCCCAGAAGCCTCATCCCTATTGCCCATACGATTTGAGTAAACACTATTGGCAATCAACTTAGGATTCTTAGCGCACATCTGTGCTTTGGCGGCATCAAAGCGTTTAGGCCATAACTTCTGTAAAGCCTCTGCACGATAGTTTAGGTTTTCTTCCAAGATGCGGAAGTTCCCACATTCATGCCCACATTGACCAATAAATGCTGCTTGGCGAGTTGGTGTAGAGATGTCAAAACGCTCAAAAGTAGCATTTAAAGCATCTACCCATTGCTCACCAATATGAAGTTGTCGGAGTTGTTCTTTATTTACTGACATTTAGTAAATCTCTCATCTGATTGTACGAATCCACACAAGCATTTAAAGCGACAGTATTTCTATCCCCTTGAGCCACTATTTCTGCGATGGCATCAATGGTTGCTCTTTCGGCATCAGAAGGTTCATTAGCCTGTCTGTCAGGTTGGCTGGTTGCTTTTGGATCTGAGCTGGTAGAGGCGGTATTTGTGGGGGCTTGTACGTTACTGGTGGGGCAGAGGCGCAACTTGCCAGCACGATTGGCAACAGCAAGAGCAGTAGTTTTTTTGTTGATGGCATCATTGGCTTCCTGTAGTTTCAAAGATTGTTGATTAAGTTTCTCACCCATGTTTTGCTCGATTAGACGAGCTTCATCATTCTTTTTGGCAATGGCTATCTTCATGTCATGGTCTCGATCTGCCCATCCGTAATGGTATCCACCTCGATATGTACCAAAAAGGGCAATTGATAAGCCTAACAATAGATAAGGTAGTGGTATTCCGAACATTATTCAGCCTCTTTTCTAGCTTGTGCTAATTGCTCACGCTCATGGTCATCTTCTAAGTGGTCAGGAGGGGTAGTGGGAGGAGGGCCAGGTGTCCAAGATTCATCCAACTCGGGGTTCTTCCAAACAGGCATAGCACCAAAAGGTTGACTAGGCAAACCATACGCAGATTGCGGAGGTGCATAGGACGAGTTAAAACCGCCCTGAGAGCCTCCATAACCCATTGGTTGACACATTGGTTGCGTTGGAGGATTAAACGCCTTAGAAGCACTTGACATAGCCCGTTTACCAATAACGCCACCGATACCGCCCACGATCAGCAGAACAATGTCGTTCAGCATCTTGGTGTAGGCTTGGTCAATCGGAGCCATACTTTTGATAGGCTGAGTAACAAAGGTCACAGAATAGAGCAAAGCAGCAACAATAAACATGAGAATAAGCGTGACTGCAACCACGACAAACCCCCAAATCCTTACCTCTATCTCTTCAGTTGTTAGATTTAACTTCGTCAACTTTTTTCTCCAAGATTGGTGCTACTAAATATTCTGGGCAAGTCTGAGTAAACTGGCATCTAGGTTTCTGGCAAGGTTCAGCATGAAAGTTATCTGGGTTCTGACAAAAATATCGATACTTTTCCTCACAGCCAGTTAAAAGCAAAATAAGCAATAAATATCTCATTTACCTAAACCGATCCTTCCGAGTAGGAGATTAACAATTTTGTCCGACAAATCGTCAGGCAAAAACTTCAGAAATCCTAGAAAATAAAGCGCAACACACCCATAAACAAATATTTTGAGTGCTAAATCAAAGGTCTTCTGATACTCATTCACCTACCACACCTTCTAGTAGTCTCACAGAATTCCATCAACTCATAAATGCCAACAAAGACTAAGAAACCAAGAAGGAATAATGCTCCTAGTGCCAAACCAATCTCTAGTTGTTCTTGTTCTTTTTCTTTAGCTTTCTTTTCCGCATACTTTAGTGCAGCAATCTCTTTGGCATCATCTCTGTCCATCTCAGCCTGACGAGCTTTAATCTTTTGCCATACGTCAATTTTGCCTGTCTGCATGAACAACATCTTGAGTTCTTCTTCAAAGGCTCTGGCTTGCTCTAGTGCCATCTCAATCTGGAGGGCAACCCCCATGTTTGAGCCTTTTTTATCTCTCTTAGCTTCAAGCATAGCTTTGGTAGCAACACTTTTAGCATCAAACATCTTGCCAATCATTGGCGCAAGAGAGCCTAGGTCATTGGCAACCTTACTTGCCTTCTTAACCATACTGATTGCTGACTGTATGCCAGCTAGTGCTGTTAGCGGATCAATCATTTTTTATCAACTTTTTGCCACTCAAGGCATACTACTTTTCGGTTGTAAACATCACCTGTCCATGCCCACCTGACACATCTGTATTTATCTTCACTAGATGCTACCAATATAACAAACATTGATAACATTAGTAACCATTTCACGGGTATGCCCAGACAATTATGTAGCTACAAAAGGCTACAAGAACAGCAATACTGACTGCTGCAATAATTGCAAACAGCCAGTCTTTCATTTTATCTAGGAAGCAAGAAACGCTCAGTACCATACTCAGGTAACTGACCTAATCCATAGTTTGTCATGGGATTAGAAGTTACTCTATTTAGTAGGCCAGGTGTTTGTGGTTGTGAACTAGGTAACATATTGCGCTGGTACATCGGAGACACGGCAAGAGAACGTAATGTCGGTCTTGTTGCGGCACTCAACATAACAGATGGATTACCTGCGGCAGCACTAGCGATACCTGCGGTTCCAATATCTAATGGACTAAAGCCTGGAACACTTCCAATCCTTGCTACATTTTGAAATGCAGTTGGATATGCTGCAGCAGCATTTGATAATGCTTGTAGTTCACTTGGAACAATCTTTCCAGTAGCGGCTCTTTGGCCTAATACAGCTCCTGATACATTTCCAGTAGCGGCATTTAAAGCTTTTTCAATCGTATAACTTTTAGCAATGTCTTGACGAGCTTGTTTAAAGTTTGTCATTACATCTGGTTGATTAAAATTCTTTAAATTACGTTCTGCAAGATCTTCAAGCTGTTTTGAAGCAAACTTTTGTACTTGAGCTAAACGTATTTTGTCTGGATCTGCAGATCGAAAATTAACATCACTATCTGATCGCAAAACTTTGATTTTTTCAACAAGACCATCGCCATCAAAACGTAATTGTTTTAACTCATTTAAAAGATTTAATTCTTCTCCAGACTTAACAAGACCACCTCTTTTTTGTATTTCTGCAGTCTTGGAATTAATATCATTTAAAAATGGCTTGTCTGAATAATAGGCAGGGTTTGCTCTAAGTGCATCATAAGCTTGACCTTTAATATCTCGATATTGCTGCAATACTTGAGGTGTAATTTCAACATCAGGAGCAAGATTTAAAGCTTTACGAGCTTGTTCATTAACCAATTGCTGATTTTTAACAGAAGCAATTTGGCTTGTTTGTTGTTTGCCAGATATACCCTCAATAATACGATTTAGCATTGATGGGTTTACTTGAGTAGGAGGCAATGTGGCTCCTTCAGCAATAGCACGTTCAGCAACTAACTGAGCCTGAGTCAAGTTAGCAGGTGCTTTTGGAGTAGTCAATCCACTAACAGTAGCAGTTGGCAATGTCATTAGAGCACCAGCAACAGTTTCATTTGCTAGTTGCAAAGGATTGATAGTTCCAGTTTCTGAGGCTTGTGCGGCAGCAGATGTAATTCCAGCAGTACCAGCTCCAGTTAAAACATTTTGAGTCAAGGCGGCAGTTCTTGGTGCAACCTTAACAAAGGCAGCAGGTGTTCCCGCAACAATAGATTTTTGCAAGCCGCCTGGTAATGCTAAATTAACAGGATCAAGCAAACCAGTAGCCATACCTCCAACCAATAGACCAGGACGTTCTGTAGCCACTTTATAAGTGCCTTTTAAAATGTCGCTAATTGATGGAGTTGGTGGGGCAACAGGTTGTTCTTTAGTACGATCAATGCCAAGGTATTCATCAGATAAACCAAGTGCACTCAAACCACCTTTAATGCCTTTAGACATCAGATTAGCAGTACCAGTAATTAACTGTCCACCAGTAGTCTTGCCACGCAATACATCTAATGGATTAAAGCTTGCTGAAACATCTTGTTGGAACTGAGTCTTAGGTTGAAATGCTTGCGCTCTAATGCTCTGCATAAAGTCAGCAGTAGTAGGAATAGCTTGTTTTTGTTGTGCTTGTTGTTGAGTCGCAGTAACCCCAATACCAGCTACGGGCTTCCATTCCTCATTAGGAGCTTGAGGTTGAGCAATGCCACCAACTGGTGTCCATTCTTCATCATCTTTTTGAGCCATACCAACCACCTTCTTGACGTAGTTTTGTGTTTCTTTAAATGGAGGAACTCCACCATATTTATCTACAGTAGCAGGACCTGCGTTATAAGCAGCCGCTACCAAAGTTGGATCTTGGAATCGTTCAGTCAATTGTCCTAGATACTTAACACCACCACGGATGTTATCTTTCCAATCCATGCGGTTAACACCAAGATCTTTAGCAGTAGAACCCATCAATTGCATAGGTCCATAGGCACGATCATTGAACCTAGTTTTAGGTCCTATGGCGTTAAATGAACCACCAGACTCAGCCTCAACAACACCTTGTACCAAAGAAAGAGGAACGCCTTGTCGTTCTGCCTCTTGAGCAGCAAAAGCAAAGATTTCGTCTTTAGTCGCCATGTTATTGACCCAATGTCATTACTGTGCCATCTGGCCTCTTAATTCCATACTTACCAGATTTACCTTGCACAAGACTAAATCCTGCGGGTAAAACAGGTGCGCTAGGATTGGCAGTAACTTGCTCATTGAGAAACTGTTTAAATTTTGGATGTTCAAAAATTGGTTGATTTTCTGGAGATTTTTCCCAAGCCGTACCAATTTTCCCAGGATCACCTTTGTAATTTTCAACAAACTGATTTCGCATCATATCTTTATCAGCTAAAGCCACTTCTTGCGCTGCAAGCATACGGGTAGCAGTAGCAGGATCTGTTAATGTTGCATAACCTCTAGCAATAACTTGAGCATCAAGATTAGATGCAGCACCTTTCTGTTGTGCTGTTTTTTCTAACTGAGCTGTTGCAATAGCTTGGTTCATGCGAGTAACATCAGTAATGTCTTGCTCAAACAATTTACCAACACCTGGAATAGCATTCATGTAACTATAAACACCTGCTTGCAAACCAGTTAATTTGTTGTTATCAATTCTTGTAGATAAATCATATAACTGTTGTGCGGCAAGTTTTCTACCGCCAGCAGTTTCTGATGAATCTAAACTTGTTTTAGAAAATGCTTTAAATCTAGCATCAGCAGTTTCATTCATTGTTTTCTGTGAAGGAGAAACTTCAGCTACTGCACCACCTGCACCACCAACACCACCTGCGCCTCTTGCTCCAGATGGAGGAGTCAAACCTAATATATCTGCACGAGATCGATATGTTACTTCTTGTGTAACAGGATTAACTACTTTTTCTGGTATAACTAAAGAACCAGCAATTGCTTTAGCAGCTTCACGTTGTTGCAGAGTTTGAGTAGAGCCATCCATAGCCCTAACACCTATTAAATTTCTATTCCTATCATAAATAGGTTGCTCACCAGGCTGTAAAGCATAGGTAAGATTTTGTTCAACTGCTTGCCCATAGCCTGGTGCAGAAGTAATATTGAAATCTACATTTCCACCTTGAACTGTTGGCCTTGAAACTAAACCAGTTTTTGGATCAAAAGTAGGAACTCCACCAGTAGCTTGCATATTACTATTGAGTAATACTCCACTTGGAGTCATTGTTGGTTTCATTGCGGTAATTGTTTCACGCATACCACTTTGACTTGCAGTTGGAAGATTTAAAACATCCTGCAAAGCATTTTGAATATTAAAAGGTAAGCCTTGTTTGTTTAATGCTTTTCGCTCTTCTTGTTGCATTGCAACATCAGGAGTTACAGGACCCATGTATTGAGGACTAGCTTCATTAAACTGCGTAGGCATATACTTCGCTTGGAAGTTGCTTAAAGAAGCACGATCAGCCGCCTTCTGTTGCATCTCAGTAATAGCCTTTTGACCACTCAAATATTGCTCTGGAACTGAGTAAGCAGATTTAAGACCCATAGAAGGATCATTGCTTAACAAAGAGCCAAGCAAAAATTGTTGAGTAGCTTGCTTTTGAAGACTACTCTTTTCTTCATCAGAAAGACCAGTAAGTGCTGCATCTGACAGCAAACCAAGATTAAAAGGCATATAGACTCCTTACAGACCAAGCAAACCAAGCAAACCTTGGCGTGAAGTAGATGAAGATTGCGTACCAGAACCACCACCCACATTGAGTCCCAATGCTTGGTTGATGATCTGTTGTTGCTCCAATGGCAAATTGCGGATGGCATCCAACTGTTGTTGAGAGAATCCCTGCTGTATAGCACCTTGTTGAGCAAGTTGATTGGCTTGACCAAATCCCAAGTTTTGCAAGTTTGTAGCTGCAGAAGCTAATTGGCTTCCACCAGTAAGTCTTTGTTGGTTGGCAGTCAACCCTGCTTGTTGGTTAGCTAAATTAGCTTGCAAGAAGTTCTGAGCATTTGTTAAACCAGTTTGCTGAGTCAATCCTGCTTGTTGAGCAGCACGAGCATTTAAAGCCGCTTGATTAGCTAAACCTGCTTGGTTAAATGCAGAAGCACCAAACTGACCTGCTTGATTTTGAGCCGCAAGGTTAGCCAATGACATAGCTTGCTGATTTCCAGCATTAAACTGAGACATCTGGTTGCCAGCAGCCGCATTTTGCAAAGCCGCAGTATTAGCCGCAGAAGCACCAAATTGTCCCGCTTGATTTAAGGCACCTGCATTTGCAAGACCTGCTTGTTGCAGATTGCTTGCATTAAACTGAGACAGTGCATTTTGCGCTGCAGCATTTGCCAAAGAAGCTTGGTTCTGAGCACCTGCACCAAATTGTGCGGCTTGGTTAGCCGCAGCTTGAGAAGACAAACCTGCTTGTTGCAAGTTACTTGCATTGTATTGAGCCATCTGGTTAGCGGCAGCTTGATTAGCAAGATTTGCTTGTTGCGTATTTTGCGTATTTAGTTGACCAACACTTAAGTCAACCCCCTGATTTGCAAGGGCGGCTCTCAATGCAGCATCTTGATTAGCTTGTCCAGCTTGCAAAGCAGAAGCCTGATTTAACTGTTGTGCCTGTAAACCAGTAGATTGATTTGCAAGAGAAGCACGTAAAGCCGCATCTTGATTAGCTAAAGTTGCTTGTTGTTGCAATTGAGCATTACTCAAACCATACTGTGTATCCACACCTTGGTTAGCCAAAGCCGCACGTAAGTTTGCGTCTTGATTAGCCAAACCAAACTGACCAGCCAGTTGTAAAGCTTGCTGAGTAGTGGCGGCATCTTGAGCTTGATTAAGTTGCTGAGCTTGCATTTGACGAGCAATATCAGCCTCAGAAGCTTGTTGGGCAGCAGTGTATGCAGCAGCATTTTGTTGGGCAACCAAACGTGCGGCATTTTCTCCAAAGGCACGATTAGTCTCAGCTTCAGCAACACCCTGACGAGATCCACCATATGCTTTTGCGGCAGTTGCTTGAGCCGCAGTTTGTTGTTGTTGTAATTGGCGTGAACGCTCTAAATCTTGCAAACTTTGTTGAGTAACAGCTTGAGTATATGGATTCATATACTGCTGAATATTCTGATTTAAAAATGATGCGGCTTGAACATCACGAACATTCTGACGAGCTTGTGGGGCAATCTGTCCCAAAGCCTCAGAAGTAACTTGTGCGCCTGTTACGCCAGTAGCAGATACATCTCTTGCACCACTACGTGCGGCTTGTGCAGCAGCGGCTTGTTGGGCGGCAACTCTTTCAGCGGCAACACGCTCTGCGGTAAGTTGTTGGGCAGAGACATCCCGAATATCCCCACGGGCTAAAGCAGCGGCTTGTGCTCTTTCTGCATCACCTGCAGATACACCAGCAAATTCACGGGATGTGTAGCCCAACCCTTGTGCCAAGGAAGCAGGACCTGCTTGTGCGCCAGCAAATTGTGCTGCGGTATAACCTTGAGATCCTGCTTGTTGAGCCGCACCTGCACTAGCACCTACGCCAGTTTGTGCTGTATAACCTTGTTGAGCAGCCAAAGCCGCAGGGTCAACAGTAGCACCGCCATAAGCTTGGTAATTAACATTTTGTGGTACGTATTGAGAACCTTGTTTAAGCAGATTAGCGGCATCAGTTGCATACATTGTTGGTGCGCTTAATGGGCTACTATACAATCTATTTAATTCAAATGATTGTTGCTGGTCTGGGTTAAAACCTGAAAACTGACGAGCCTGCAGATTACCTGCAACTCCTTGTGCGCTTTCTACATTTTTTAAATAAGCGTCACGCAATGCAGGGTCAAGCTGCGCTGTTTGTTGACTTGAACCACCAGACATAATTACACCTCCGTAGATAGCCAATAATGTGTTGGCTTCATGTTAAATTTAGATACAAAAGTTCTTGACCAGCCTCTACGTCCTGTTAAGGTGATCTTGTGGCATCCCATGTCTTCAGCGAACTTCTGAATATGGGGGGTGAATGTCTCTAGTTCTACTAGATCACCAGAAGCCAAAAATATGTGCAAAACCTTCATTCTTGGAAAGTTTTGAACCTGAGTTACTACTGCACTGTTAACTCCAGGCCATAATTGCATCGTACAACTGTCTATACAGTCGGCTACGTCCTGCATATTATGAGTGTTATCGTATTCTAAAGCAGGTTGAAGTATTTTTTCTACTTTTTGAAAAGATACAGCCCATAATGGTAGTTCACCATTAACCTTGTACTTTTCATAGTCAATCATCTCAAACTGCCAGGTTTCCCATCAAATCTAATAACACCAACTCGCCAATCAGCTAATCTAACACCTTCAATCTTAGCCGCTACTTGTCTTCCGCTTATGCGTACTGAAGTAGGACTAGACATTGAATATGGGCCATAGTTGTATTCAGTGGCATTTGGATAGAATTTAGTGCTGAATTTAACTTGAACATCACCAGCCGTATTCTCATCAGGAACCAATCCTGTAAGACTCATGGTTCTGTCTCCATTGCCTATCTCTACTGGTCCAGACTCAGCAAACAATGTCTGTGAGTCATAGTTAAATCCAACTTCATGCTCATAAACGTAGCCATCTGAAGAAACCATAATTGGATTAACAAAAACTCCACGATCAGTACCACAGGTACGAGCCAAAGTTCCAATAGCCCAATGATTCTCACGATAATTGTAAGAAACATAGGAATCTACTTCATTAGATGCAGAACTTGGATAGAACCACCAAATCTCACCATAGGCAGAGTTATGGACGCAATAAACCTTAGATGCTTGCTGATAATTAATGTTGCTAAAAATGTAATCACCAACATCACACGACAAAGGCTTAACAAAGCCATCAAATAGCCAAAATCCTGACTTTGACATCCAAATACATGAATTGTCAGTAGCAGCTACTGATTGACGGGAAATAACTCCACAACCAGTACCAACACGATCAATGCTATAAATAAATGGTGGGCCAATGTATGTAGCAGTATGTACATCTACATCAGTAAATAAAATTGTAGATCCACGGATGCGTTTAGCGCATTGCAAAGAGCCAGTAGTAGTTAACTCAAAGTCTCCAGCTTGATTGGTTGCAGCAGGAGTCCATACAGTATTGTTTTCTTGGTCAGACCATTGAATCTTACGAGGATTTCCACCAGCACCCAACGCAAATAAGAATCGTTCTTGAGTAGTAATTAAACCAACACAACTAGTTGGAGCGTTAGTAAGTGCGACAGCATCAGAACCAGTATTTAATTGCCACTCAAGAAGCTTTCCATCAGCATTTGAGCAACCTACTAAATATTCACCCCAAGTATCTAAACTCCAAGTAGTCGCAGGGATGTAAGAGCCAGAATCTGGCCTAGCAATGCCATAGGCAGCAGAGCCATAAGCACCATAGCCATAACCTAGTTTGGTGTCTGCATCAGCAATGCCAACAGTAAATGTTGCGGGAGTAATGTCAAATGCGACTCCACCTTCATTCATTGCATAAAGCTTAGAGTGCGTACCAACTGCTGTCCAACGAACATTAGCGTTATCACGCCAAGTAATCAATCCTCTGGCAGATCCAGATAATTGAGTTGACGAGCGTTTACGCCATCCACCAATTGGGCGAATAGTATTCTGATACCAACGTACCAAATTTGAGCCGTTCCAACGGCCTTTAGACTGATATTCAGTCCCATTTTTGTATACGCCTGGAGGAATTTGTAGTGGAATGTAAGCCATATCTTTATTCTATTACCTAGGTAGGTTAGACACAAAGCTCATTGTAGCAATTGCAGATGGAATTGCTGGCCTAGTTGGGCTTGTTCCTGCGGCATATTGCTCAATAGATACACCAGTATCGCTAGTTCTCCACATAATTTCAATATAGTCAGTTGCATTTAAACTAGCAAAATAATTCAAAGCCATAATTATATGAAATGGATCTCCCGCCCCTTTTCTTGGAGCCAATCCATATCTGCTATTTGAGTTGGCAATATTTGTACCATTTACTCTAAACCAAACATCTACATCTTGTGAAGCATTTGTTGTATTTGTAAATTGAAGCGAAAACTGTAAGTTCCAAACTCCATCATCAGCTACAGTAATCCTAGAGTTACTAACTATAGTTACACCATTGGAAAAGTCTGTAGTATTAAATGTTACTGGATAAGCTACAGTGGTACTAGCCGCTACTTGGTCTGTAGAGTCTTGAAAAGCTCCGTAAGGATTGTTTAGATACTTACCACCTCTTGGGCCAATTACAGACTGTACTGAATTAACTAACTTTGTAAAAAACAACCTTAAAAGTCCATTGTTTTGATTCTGAACACTATCAGAATAAACAATTCCTGACGTACCTAAAGATGGTACAGCAGGGATTTCTAACTGTTGCTTTACATTAGCCATTACTTTTTAAGCCAAGTCTGCCAAATAGCACCAGCAGCCATGATTAAACCCGCCACCCATAGAATAGGCTTGGCAGCAGAAGCAACCCATCCAAGCACTTTAAAAGCCCCATCAAGAGCCTTCATAGCATCTACTAGACCTTTAGTGTTCTGGTCTATGTTATCTACCTTAGATTCGACTTCAACGAGCCTATCGTAGATTTGCTTATGGGTTACTTGGTCTTCCATGATTAGGCATTTCGAGCAGCTTGTTCAGCAGCAATTCGTGCTTGCTCTGCCTGATAAGCACTAACAACTTCAGCAGTCCATGCCGTATTGCAGATTGCAACAACATTTGCGGGAACGCCTGTCAGGTCTTGTGCTGGTGTGAGGCTTGAGCGATGGTAGGTTTGGCTTATTTGATTGCCGTCTTCCATGATGCGAGTAGCCTCACGATAAAAAACTGTTCCATTTTCGGAGACTGTAATTTGGTCGATGACTGTTTGTTTTGTAAGTGACATGATTTTCCTTTTAAGTTAAGTGTCCGACAAGCACATCCATGCTAGTTAGTTAAGCGGTTAAATATGAAACTGTATAAATAAACCCACCAGAAGCATCCATTGGAACAGCGGTTGATGAACCACCACCTACTGGATATTGGTCTACAGTGATTGAAGTTGAATTTCCACCTATATATGCCGTAAGCAGGTTATTTGCTGTCAGTGCGATATTGTGGTTATAAGCAAGAGTAACAGCACCCAAATTAGCTCCAGAACTAAGGGTTGTAAACGGCAGACCTCTTAGCGTGATATTTCCAGTTCCAGTATGCACTGACCATTCAACATATGCTGTAGCCGTTACCATGTTACCGATTTTTGTGTACTGTCCATTTTGTTGGCTATATACTGCCGTACCAGCAGTAGTTGTCCCAACAACTGTAGGTGTCCAAGTCCCCTGCTCATAGTCATCTAGCGTATTAGCGTTTGATGATGCGTCTTGAGCCGCAGGAAATGTTATGCCTTGACCTGCTGTTGGAACTGCCGCACCAATACCAAAACCATACTGATTAAAAGTGCCTGAGTTTGTTGATGCGCCATTAGCGAATAATTTAACTGCGCCACCAGTTTCTGCAAACAGACCAAGATCTGTTGAACTTGTACCTAATATTGCGCCTGCAAGTCCAACTATTGCTTTTTGTGTTCCAGCACTTCTATATACAGTGTTTGCCTTACCCGCCGAACTGCTATCTAAAGAAAGACCTGCTGCTGCACTTGCAATTGAACTACTTAAAGTTGTTCCATCAAAAGTAAGCGTAGAGCCACTTGTCAAGACCTTTGAGCCATTGAGATAGGTTACTCCGCTTGCAGTTCCACCATTGTGTGTGACTGTTGAAGATGTGGTCAAAGTAGTAAAAGCACCAGTGGTTGCTGTAGTAGCACCAACAGTCCCGTTAATGTTAATGCTTGCCGTACCTGTTAGGTTGGTTACAGTACCGCCAGATGGCGTACCTAGTGCTCCATTGAATAAAACAGGTGCTCCAGCAGAACCAACATTAACCGCTAAAGCAGTTGCAACACCAGTACCTAAACCTGATACACCAGTTGAAATTGGCAAACCTGTGGCATTAGTTAAAGTAGCACTAGATGGTGTACCAAGTGCTGGAGTCACTAAAGTAGGTGAAGTAGCCAATACATTATCACCAGTACCTGTAATTGTTGCAAAACCTACTTGGTCATAGTCCCATGATGCAGCAGTTGTTCCACTTGTCAAAATGCAAGTAAACAAAGTTGTCACACCAACAGGAATAGTTGTTATTGAATTCAATCCACTAGACTGAACTGTCAAAACACCAGTTGAATTATTCTCAATTGAATAACCCATACCCAAAACCAAAGTGCTTGTCACAGGCAAAACAATTGTCTGGGTTGTTGTACCAGTGAAGAATTGTTGGTGATTGCTTGATACTGTAAGAGTTGTTGTCCCTGCTGCAGTTGCAGTTGTGGTGTAACCCAATTTAGGATTGTCAATAATAGGAGTTACTAATGTTGGTGATGTTGCCAACACATTACTTCCAGTTCCAGTGCTTGTTCCAACACCAGTGCCACCTTTAGTGACTTTTAGCAATGGGCCAGTATCAAATAATGCGTCAATAGTATCCAGATCAGTATTGATCTTAGTACCCCATGTGTCAGTAGACGCACCTACTTCTGGTTTTGTTAATGCTAAGTTTGTGGTTGTTGTATCAGCCATTTTTCACCTCATGCGGCAATTTGCCAAGATTCACTATTATCAGCAATTGGTGACCAACCTTCATTGGTGTCACTAACTGCATCCCATGTTTCTGATTGGTCAGTTTCAGTAGCCCATTTTAATCGAGCATTGATTTGCAAGTTTGAAGTACATAAATAATCAACATAACCAAGATAAACTCTTACGCCATTGACTGTTAAATTGCTATCTTCAGAAAATCCAAAACTGTTATTCTTAACTACTACTGCATTGCAAACAATTGTCGAGTCATCTGCTACAGTCATTGAAGCAAATGCAACTCTAACTCCATTGACAACTAATGAACTAGTGTCAGAAATTGCAACTGCGCCTCTTGCAACACGTCTTCCAGAAATTGCAACACTGCTTGCATCAACAATACTGGCAGCACCAAGGGTTACTCCATAGGAATATTTACCCCCTCCGTAATAGCCAGAACCATAAGCAGCCATGTTATGTCAATGTAATTGTCAGACTTGATGCAGGAATACGGAAAATGTCGCCATCATTGATTGTTCGTGCTGTTGTCAATGGCGCCCAGGCTAATAGATTTCCACCAGTAGAAGCATCAAAGATACCTGCCCAACCAATTGAACCCCAATTGCCACCAGAGGCAGCAGCAAATTCAATTGCAGCGGCATTTGTAAATGTAGTAGCAGTACCAGAACCAGAGATTGTTCCAGTAACTACACGGGCATAACCACTTCCAGACACTTCAGTGCCACCACCAGTGTCACTTGGTGCGGCAGTAAATAATCCAACATACCAAGCAGTTGGACGAGTTGCTGTACTTGTTGTAAACAACCAAGTAAGAACTAGATTTTCGGTGTAATCGCTAAAAGATGACATTTTTTACCCTAAAGATCGGGCACGAACAATTGGTGTAGAAGAGACAGAAGCCCTTTGATCTGCCACCTCTATGTCGCCCAAGGAATTTGTATATAACGAACTCCACACGGCTAGACGTTCATCGTCTTTCAAATATGGTGAAGCCTCTAACAGCGCACCATATAAGTACAAGTCTGGGGCATAAACTAACAGCCAGTTGCTTGTGTTTGAGTCACTCAACGCAGTAATCTTACCATAATAGGTTAGTTCTCCACTGTAACCAGTATCAGGAGTTGGAATCACCTCAAGTTGACTTCCAATAATTGTGTAATACAGCGGTTTACCAGAGGAAACAAATTGATTAGCAGATCCAAAATCTCCTTGATTTTGAGTGACAAACTGTAAATACGTAATTGGATTAGTATTTAGTTGGAACTCTTTAGCCTGTAGGAAGTCTGAAGGAAATGCAAAATATTGAGTATCTATAGTGGCATTAGACCTCTTAATCATCTGACGAACACGCAATTTACGATTAAATTTTGCTTCTGCCAAAGTGATAAAGCTAGGAATAATAGAAGTCAGATCATCCCGATTCAAATAATCAGCAATCGTTGTCTTCAATCCACTAAAAGTATCAAGTGCCATTTTCTACATCCCTACACGCTAGTGTATGCTCATGTTTGAACTCAAATGTTCCAATATGGAAGATCTCTTTAGAAAGATCTTGATCCACATATGTTTTATGCCCATTCTGGG